ATTGACAAAGGTTATCATGATTATCTTTATGCTTTAATCGATACAGATAAAGCAAAGAGAGTGGCTGATTACCGTGTTATGGCTTCTTATGCAGAAATCAGCCATGCATTAGATGAAATTTGCGATGAAGCTCTAGTTAAAGACGATAAAGGTAAATACGCCCAGTTACATTTAAGCGAAAAACTAGAAGAGAATCAAAAGAAAGAAATTCAAAAGAGCTTTGATTACGTAATGGACCTGTTCAACCTTAATAACAGAGGTTGGGAATACTTTAGAACACTTTTAATCGATGCTGAAGTATTCTTTGAAAACGTAATCAACGAAGAGAATAAAGAAGCTGGTATTATTAGTTTAGTACAAATACCTACAGAGCATATTAATCCTATTTTTGATAATGTTCAGAATATGATCATTAAAGGTTACTTGCTTCGTAAGCCAGTACCTAAAGATGATAAGACGGGCGGTTTTAATGTTAATAACAGAGGTCCTTCTGGTGGTCCAAAGAAAGACGGTATGGAACTTATACCTCTTGAACGCCACCAAGTAACTTATTTCCATTCTCACACTTGGAACGAAAACAAAACGATTCGTTTACCGTATTTAGAAGTAGCCCGCCGTGCATATAAACAACTGAGCTTGATTGAAGATAGTATTGTTGTTTATCGTTTAGTTCGTGCACCAGAGCGTTTAGCATTCTATGTTGATGTTGGTAATATGCCTGCAGCAAAAGCAGAAGCTTATTTAAAACGTCTGATGCAGAACTACTGGTCAAAACGTACATATGATAGTAGCCAAGGTGGTAATGTAAACGTGTATGACCCTCAATCAATGTTAGATAGTTATTGGTTTGCTCGTCGTAACGGTCAAGATGGTACTGATGTTAAAGTGCTTAACGGTGGTCAGAACTTAGGTAAACTAGAAGACTTAAATTACTTTGTTAATAAGCTGTATAAAGCATTACGAGTACCTTCAAGTAGGTTAAACCCAGATACAAAATTTGCTGATGGCGGTGAAATTTTACGTGAAGAGTTAAAGTTTGCTAAGCTTATTATTAGATTACAAACACACTTTGCATCTACTATTAAAGATACATTCGTAACTCACCTTAAGCTTAAAGGCTTATGGGGCGAATATAAGCTAAGAGAAAACGACATAGCAGTCACGCTTAATCCACCTTCACACTTTGCCGCAGTAAGAGATCAACAGTTACTACAGATTAGATGGGATAACTTAAAGAGCGCTACACAAACAGAAAACTTAGTAGCTAAGTCTTATGCTCTTAAGAAGTATCTAGGTTGGAACGATGATGAACTTATCGCTAATAGGGAATGGCAGCGTAAAGATGCTGCTTTACAATTTGAACTAGAAAAGATAGCTACACTCGGTAAGAACTGGGAAGAAGCAATGACCGGTGGTGCACCTGGGCAACCAGGTGTAGGTGGTGGTGGCGCTGCTCCAGGAGCTAATAGCGCTCCAGCATTCGGCCCTGGACCAGGCGGTCCTGAAGCTGGTGCTGAACCAGGTGCAGAAGGTGAACCAGGTGCTCCAGGTGCTGCTCCAGCTCCACGTGGTGCTCCAGCAGCTGCTCCAGGTAGCGCTTTACCAACTTAACCTAAGAAGAACATTGGAGGTTCTTGAACCTCTGAGTGACCACCTTTTAGCTCATCTTCAAGAGCTTTCTTTTCTTCTGTACCTTGTCTCATTAGTTCTTGATACTGTAATGTACCACTACCAAAGAGTTGTGTGTTACCAAATTTACCACGGGTATTAGCAATGGAAATTTTCATTAACGCCTTAGCGTATTCCATTACCCAACGCTCTTTTACTAAGTCTTTAATAGGTCTTTCTAAATATACACCAATACAAGCAAAATAACGGGCATTATTATTCGAAGAAATAGTTGGATCTGGTGTTATACGCAACACTTGTGTACGCGGGTCAAATCTGCAATATTGCTTCATTGCAAACAGTTTTTCGCGAGTCTTTAACCAGTCTTTCAATACATGCCAGGTAATTAAGTCAAATGCTTTACTACCTAAAGAGTAAGCAAAGTGCATTTGTTGTGCTAATGATTGTTCAATAGTAAATAATGTATTAACACCTTCATTTGAACCTTCTTGAAAGTTATAAATGTCTATTACTTTTCTGTAAGAGTTTAAATCGTAATCCCAACCAGATTGAAATGTACTGTCCCAACCAGATAGTTCAGGGGTATAGTTAATAAGAGTGTCTAACTTAATACCCTTACCGCCTGTGTATAGGTTTGAGTCAAATATTAATAGCTCTTCCGTACCCGGTGTAAAACGTGTAAATACCTCAATTGCATATGCAATCATGTCATAAGCTGCTGTACAAGCTAACTCTAAATTAATTAAAGGTGCGCCTAGCTGAAAGAAAATACGTTCAGCTAACAAATCGTAACTTATAATTCTACTATTTAAATTAGTGGAAAGAAATGCAGCAGGTCCAACTGTTGAAACAGTAGTAACAGGGGCTCTATATTCTAAAGCAGAAAATGTATAAGGGCCGCCTGGCTTGGTATTGGGTTGGTCTATTTGTACTTGTATATAGCCGCTATTTTGACCGGTTAAACCTTGCACAATACTATTTGTAACACCATTACCATTTGTAAACCACCCTACCTGTACATCATTAATACTTGGTGTCGGGTTTATAGGAAAAGCAGCACCCGAAGCAGGAAACCCTGTTGTACTGTAAAAAGCTAGAGAGCCACCGCTTACACTATTTACATTAGTATAAGCTGGTGTTGGATAGTATTCATATGCCGCCATACCTATACTTAGGAGGCCATAAGCTTAGGTAGTACTATCTTTACCACTTCTTCCGCACTAAGAAACGCCTCTTCTACAAACAATCTATCCCACCAAAATCCGAATTGATCTGGTCGTAAATACTTGCGATCCTTAAGAATATTAGTATTTTGCTTATATCCGTATATGTTTGGATCTGATTGCCCGAATATTACAAAACCATTACGTGTCTTATAGTATGTAGCAAAATGCTGAAAAAAGTTATCTACTGAAAACCAACCATCACAATCTTTAATAAGATCTAATAACTCTTGTGGTCCTAAATTATGTTTAATAGCAGATACTCCCTTAAGTACAGTCTCTCCTACAACCCCAATTTGAATAACTTCAAGATTTGGTATCTGTTGTTTTAATATTTCAATTACCTGTTCCCAGTAAGGATAGTTTTTTGGGTTTATACCGTTATGACCCTTGCATAGTTTTTCTTTAGGTAGTTTTTGAGAGTACGGACTAATTACGATTTTCATAGATATACCTTTCTCATTGCATCAACTAAATTGCCTTTCCAGTTATTTTCAAACATAAATTTGTATGTATTTTGCTTTTCAGCGTTGACAAACGGTGCAGCATCGGCTAGCGAACAAAAAGTAACATTTTCTTCATTTATGTCCCAAAAACAATCAGCATAGCAACACCCTATTACTATTTTAAAATCTCTATAACGCTTTAATATGTCAGGCAATATCTGTTTAAATGCATAATGATCTCCACGGCCGCTATCTAGATAATAAAACTTATAGCTGTTTGCCGCCACCCCCCACTCGCGCATTTTATTACGGAATACCATTTCATCTGATTGGAGCATTCTATCATCTTTTTCACTACGAATACCGCCAGTTTGGTAATGAAAATGCCAGGTTATTAATCCTAAAACCGCGATCAGTTTCCACCCAGCTTTAAACATTTCATATGTAAAAATAGTTTCTTCTCTATGACCCTTTCTGGATAGACTCATTTCATAACCATGGGTAGCAGCTGTCACTCTATATATAAACGTGCTACCCTGTAAGTGCTCTACTTCCTTGAGGGTAGGCTTACCTGTTGTATAAACCCATTGTTCATTTAAGCCCAAATAAATGTCATCCATTTTGTTAGATGCAAGTTTACTAAACATCGGGCTTTTCGGGTCTACTATAGAAGGACCCACAGCACCTATTTTGTCATCAGAAGTAATAGTATTATAGAGTACCTCAAGATTATTAGGTAGAAGCATATTATCATCATCAATACGCCATATAAAAGCTGTGTCACACGTCTTTCGAGCATTTTCATGATTGGTAACTTGACCGGTTTTAGCTCCAGGTATCCAATACCATTGAATCCCGGCTAATGTAAAGGCGGCTAGTATATTGTTAATAACATCATTAGTACGTGGATCTGCAAATGTGTCATTATCATCAAACACAATAACTTTGCAAGGCTTAACGGTTTGACTCAACAGGGATGATAAAACTAATGGCAAAGTCGTATTAGTTCTACCCCTTGTAGAGATTGTTGCAGTAACGTCCTTTAAAATCATTACTATATTTTATGCTAACCTATTAAAAATACAAGAGATTATATAGTTTTATTGGTATATTAGCATAAGTATACGCAATGGTTTACAAACTCATAACTCAAACCCCTATCTGCGAGGGACTTGATTATCTAATCGAAGAAGGCAACAAAGACAAGCCAGCCAATATTTATGTATCTGGTGTTTATATGGTAGCAGAAGAAAAGAACCGTAATAACCGCATTTACAGCCGTGAAGAAATGGCCCGTGAAGTAGAACGCTACAATGAAGAATTTGTTAGAACAAACAGAGCTTTAGGTGAACTTGAACACCCAAACAGCGCTAATGTTAGCAGCGAAAGAGCATGCCATCTAATTACTGAACTTAGAATGGACGGTAATGTGGTAAAAGGTAAAAGCAAGATACTACGCACCCCACTAGGAGAAATCATGAGATCTCTAGTCATGGATGGTGTTAAGATGGGTATGAGCTCAAGAGCTTTAGGTACAGTAGAGGATAAAGGTGGTACCAACTACGTAACCAACATGAAACTCATTACAGTTGACGCCGTAGCTGATCCTTCTGCTCCTGGTGCATTTGTTAACGGTATTTTAGAATCTAAAAACTTTATTATCAAGCAAGACGGTCGTTACGAAGAAATATACGACGTTTTAGAATCTAAACTTAGCTCCTTGCCTAAAAAGGACGTCGACCTATATCTTAGAGAGCACATCATTCGCTTTATCAACAACCTTAAATAATATGAATCATAAAAATCAAATTGCAAGCTTTATTAAGCACGTAGTTGATAAAAACTACTCAACTGCTAATTCAACGTTACAAGCAGTAATCAATGAGAAACTCAAGCAACGTATCCAAAAAGCGGATTCAGTAATTGCAAACAAAACTGCAAAAAAATCCTGATAATAACACACATTTTACTAAATATATAATACGATATGAGCCAAGACATTTCCACAATTCTTAAAGAGGCAACAAAAGACCTCCTTTCCGAGGAATCGCTAAAAGCAGTTTCTGAAGCTGTTGAAGCAAAGGTTAACCTCGCAGTTGAAGCTGCTCTTGTACAACAAGACGAAGAGTACTCAGCTAAGCTTGAAAAAGTTTTAGAAGCTATTGACGCTGATCATACAGCTAAGCTTGAAAAGATTGTTACTCGTATCGACGACTTACATGCAAAGCAATTTGCTGAAGCTATACAAAAGCTTGACGAAGACCGCGCTACAAAGCTCGCTCACGTTGTAAAGCTCTATGAAAATGCTTCAAAGGTAGAAGCAAAAGAATTTACAAAGAACATTGTAGAGAATGTTTCATCTTATCTCGATCTTTATCTTGATAAAGCAATTCCTTCACAGCAACTTCAAGAAGCTACACAAAATGCCCGTAATACTAAGATCGTTGAAGAAATTAAACGCTTAGTAAGCCTTGATGAAACTTTCGTAAATGAAAGCGTAAAAGAAGCTTTATTAGACGGTAAGAAACAAATTGATGAAGCTAATGCACGTGCTGCAGCAGCTGCAAAACAATCACAACTTTTAAACGAAAAAGTTCAATCATTAGAGTCAAATCTTTTATTAGAAAGAAAAGTATCAACACTTCCTGCTAACAAAAAGAGTTATGCTCTTCGTGTACTAGCTGAAAAAGATGCAAAGTACATTAACGAAAACTTTAATTACGTTTTAGAAATGTTTGACAAGCGTGAAGATGAAAAACTTCAAGAGCTTAAAGAATCCACAGCACCAAAATCTAGAGGTGTTGATGTATTAGTTACAGAAGACAAGAAACAAGTTTCGAAATCATTTACATCTGCTTCAGATGACGATGGTGAAAAGTTTGTAGCTGAGTCTTACGTATCACTACTTAAGAATAAGCTTGCTTAATAAATAAATCAGATTTTTTACACAAAAGCCCGAGAAATCGGGCTTTTTTTTGTAAGTATATCTACACGTTGAAGTACTGTTAAGTACTTGAGGTAATGTTAGTTTATAAAATTATTAGATATGAAACAAATTAAACCTTCACAGTCATACATCGATCGTGATCGCGCAGGCCAACTTTTAAAGAAGTGGGCACCATTGCTTAATCACTCCGATGATAACACTCCAGAAATCGTAAACGAACACACTCGTTTGAACACAGCTATCCTTCTTGAAAATCAAGAGAAGTGGTGCTTTGAGTCCGCTAACGCAGCAGGTAATGCAGGCGTTTTCGGTACACTTCAAGGTAACCCTGGTCAAGGCGGCTTACAATCAAGCGACTTCTATGCATCACAAGATGCTCGTTTACCAAAGATCCTCATTCCGATGATCCGCCGTACTTTCCCAGAATTGATCACAAACGAAATCGTTGGTGTTCAACCTATGAGCGGTCCAGTTGGTCTCGCTTTTGCACTTCGTTATAAATACGAAGCAGACCCACTCGGTGGTACACAACTAGACAATGGTTTCGGTACACCAGGCGGTAATGCTAACGGGGTACAAGGATGGACAAACGCTTCAGACGGTACTGAAGTAGGTTGGAACTACCTCAATACTCGCTTCACGGGTATTTCTTCAACGTTCCTTTCCGGTAACGCTGATTTCAACATCCTCCCAACAGATAGCGGTATTGCTCAATTCTTAAGCAATTTTGAATTAACAAGCAATATTCCTCAGATGGTCGTTTCCTTCGAAAAGACCGCTGTTGAAGCTGGTACACGTCGTCTAGCTGCTCGTTGGTCAGTTGAACTTGAGCAAGATCTCAAGAACATGAACGGTATCGACATTGACAATGAATTAACGAACGCTATGTCGTACGAAATTCAAGCTGAAATCGACCGTGAAATGGTAATCCGTATGTGCCAAGTTGCTCTCAACGCTGGTGCAGGCCAAGGTTATTCATTCTGGAACGCAGCTTCAGCTGATGGTCGTTGGTTAGGTGAACGTAACCGTGACTTCTTTGCACGTGTTATTGTTGAAGCTAACCGTGTTGCTATCCGCAATCGCCGTGGCGCAGCAAACTTCATCATTGCAACACCTCGTGTTTGCGCAATGTTTGAAATGCTTCCTGAGTTCCAATGGTTCTCAGTTAACGGTAACGTAAACACACAACCAGTTGGTATTGCTAAAGTTGGTACAGTCGGTGGTCGTTTCACGATCTACCGTGATACACGTACAGAAGCACAATATCAGACAAATCAACGTGGTACAATACTTGAGTACGCTTTATTAGGCTACAAGGGTGCTGAATACTATGATACTGGTATCGTTTACTGCCCATACATTCCTGTATTAGTACAGCGTACAGTTGGTCCTAATGATTTCAGCCCACGTGTTGGTTTAATGACCCGTTATGGTGTTATTGATCATATCTTTGGTGCTGCTCTTTATT